CAGAGACTGTATCTAATCTAATTAAAAAAAGTGTTGATGTTTATGGTAATTGACAGAGTTTAATTATAAAGCACCAGGCAAAGTTGTTAAAGAATTTCTTAAAGATGATTCATTCTTTAGAGGACTTCGTGGTCCAGTAGGATCAGGGAAATCTGTATCATGTTGTGTTGAAATATTTAGAAGAGCTTTAAAGCAAGAAAAAAGTCCTGATGGTAAACGTAAGTCAAGATGGGCAGTTATAAGAAATACTAATCCTCAACTTAAAACTACTACTATTAAAACATGGCTGGACTGGTTTCCTGAAACTACTTTTGGTAATTTTTTATATTCAGTACCATTTACACATAAGATTCATTTTGGTGATGTAGAATTAGAAGTTATGTTTTTAGCTTTAGATAGACCAGAAGATGTTAAGAAATTATTATCATTAGAATTAACTGGAGTATGGATTAATGAAGCAAGAGAAATACCTAAGTCTATTGTAGATGCTTGTACTATGAGAGTAGGTAGATTCCCTTCTATGAAAGATGGTGGACCAAGTTGGTATGGTGTTATAGCAGATACTAATGCACCTGATGAAGATCATTGGTGGTCAATTATGTCTGGTGAAGTACCAGCACCTGACCATATGTCTGAAGAAGAATCATTAATGTTATTAAAACCTGATAACTGGAAGTTCTTTATACAGCCACAAGGTATGTTAGAAGTTAAAGTCAATGATAAGATTAAAGCATATGAACTTAATAAGGATGCAGAAAACATCCAAAATGTCACACCCCAATATTATAGTAATATTATACGTGGTAAGTCTAAATCATGGATTGATGTCTATGTTTTGAATAGACTTGGTACTATAGAAGATGGTAAAGTAATATACCCTTCATTTAGAGAAGATGTACATATAGCTGATGAAGATATTCCTTTTGCTCCTGTTACTGTTCATATTGGACTTGACTTTGGACTTACACCTTCAGCCGTTTTTGGACAAAAACTTCCAGATGGAAGATGGATTATCTTGCACGAGCTTGTGTGTTTCGATATAGGAACAGTTAAGTTTGGTGAATTACTTAAACACGATATAATAAAACATTGTAGTCAAAATGATTTAAAGATATTTGGTGATCCAGCTGGAGACTTTAGAGCACAAACTGATGAAACAACACCATTTCAAATACTTAGACAAGCTGGTATACAAGCTTTTCCAGCACCATCTAATGATGTAGGTCTAAGAATTGAATCTGTTGAAGTATCTTTAAATAGAATGGTAGATGGTAAGCCAGGATTCTTAATTAATAAATCCTGTAATCAACTAAGAAAAGGATTTTTAGGTGGATATCACTATAGAAGAATACAAACTGCTGGTGAAAGATATGATGATAAACCTAATAAAAATAAATATTCCCACGTACATGATGCATTACAGTACTTAATGCTAGGTGCTGGTGAAGGTAGATCAATAACTTTAGGTCCAGCAAAGCCACAAGTAGCTAATGCTTATAAACAATGGAATGTATTTAATAGATCAGCAATGAGTAAAAGAGGTAAATGGGATATTTTCAAAAGGAGTGGTTAGTATTTTTCTATGATCCACCCAACGAAGAATGGTATCATGTATTTAGAAAAAAAGGAATGGCACATTGTGGTGCAGTATATTACGATCCACATAAAGATAAGTGGTGTATGTTAGAACATATACATAAACGCATAGATGTAAGGATATTAGATGGATCTGAACTAGATTCTGTATTTGCTTATATTATAAAACACAATGGAGTTATACTTAAATGTCCTAGATTTAGACATAAATGGAGATTATTTCAAGCTGCTTGGTTTAGAGAACATAGCTGTGTTACAATCGTTATGAGATTAATTGGAATAAATAGATTGATTATTACTCCTTTTCAGTTATATAAATACTTAGTAAGAAACGGATGTAAACAATGGGATTTATGAAAACACCTAAATATCAGAAAGATCCAGAGCTGGAAAAGCAATTGAAAGAACAGCGTGAAGAAGAAGAAAAAATTAAAAAAGAAAACGAAGCTAAAGAAAAAAAGTATAAATCAAGAGTTGATAGAGGTTTAGTTGGATCAAGATCATTGTTTAGTAGAGCTGGTGGTAGAGGATTTTATACAGAAGGTGAAGAAGTTTAATGGGATCAAGTAAATCAACAGCATCATCACCAGGAAAAAGAAAAGCAAAGACTGGTAATGATTTAAAAATAAAAGATCAGGCAATGCTGCAAGGAAAAAAAGCTGATAATGAAGCTAGAAAAAAATTAGGTATAGTAGAAACTAAAACAGCATATTCAGCTATGGGTGGATCTATGGGAAAAACAACTGGTTATGAATCTACAAGTGGTAATCAAATGTATGGTGCTGCTTACAATGAAGCAAGAGGAGAATATTTAGCATCACAAGGTTTAGCTACTGCAAGAGAAGCAACAGATGCTATGGGTAGAACAAGAACTGTTTATGATCCTAAAACTGCTGATGGTACATACACCAATATGACTAGAATGTCAGCACAAGAAGCAAGAGCAAACAAAACACCTTTATCAAAAGAAATGTATAGTTCACAACGAAAAATTAAAACTGGAGTAGGTTTAGCTACTATGGTAATGGGAGTTCCTATTATACCTAGTGTTTTATTAAATAATGCTGCTACTCCTTATAGTGATTATGTTAATCAATCACAAGCAAAAGGTTTTTATAATTTTTCTACTACTGGAAAAAATCCAATAGATAGTATTAAAAGTGTTATGTCAGAAGTTAGTGGAGAATTTGCAGATGAAACTGAAGCACAAAAGAAACAGAAAAAATATAGAGCTAATATTGGACAATCAGTATCAAGTAAAGAAAGAAGTTTGTTTGCAAGTAGTCCAAAAACTTTTAACGTATAATGGTAGAATATAATAACAATAGATCATCTGCTCTTATGGATAAAGAGATAGATGCTAAAAATTTTCTTAAGAAATTTTCACAAGCAGATATTTTAAAGACACAATGGAAAGCTAGATTTGAAGAAGCTTATGAATACACAATGCCAGGAAGAGAAAGTTTTTATGATGAAGAGCCAGGACAAAAAAG